CTATAGTATTTCTGGCAAAATTGAGTCTCACCCAGAAGAACCTTGGACTGGAGATTATAAACCAACAGAGCTAAAGCAATACTGTCCTTATCTATATGAGGTATTGGAATCCGTCGGGGCTGGAAAACTACTTGCAAGAATTGAAGCTATTCAGCCTAATAGCTCTGTTGGATGGCATAGCCATGTTACAGAAGGCAAACAGCCAGAATGGATTTCAGTCTGGCAGCTTCCAATCATCATGCCAGAAAAATCAAAATATTCCGTTATCAGCTACATGGATTATAGAGGGTCTACGTATCTTGAGCCTTTCAAAGTATATGAAAAGCACTATAATCCTGGGCAGGTGTACGCATTGAATTCCTATCATTACCACAATGCATTTAACTATGATGCCAAAGAGCCTATGTTAATGATTAGGTTTTATGTTGATTTGAGAGATCCGCTAGTATCCGAGCTAACCAAAGATGCAATTAATAGGTATACTGGAGATCACATTGAAACATATCAGGAATATATTAGTAAATTATCACAGAAAGCAAAGTTAATCTCCTTATAAATATTAGTAACACTACTGGCAAAATAAGCGACAAATCATGGCTATTAAAGCAAATTTATTCATAGATCAGGGCACAACATACTCAACGAAGTTGAGGCTTGCAGATACTGACGGCAATGGCATCGACCTTACTGGATATGCAGCTACTGGACAAATTAGAAAACACTATACTTCTTCTAATTCTGTTAGCTTCACCACAAGTTTAAACTCATTGGGAGACGTGGTTTTGTCACTTACAGCAAATGCTACAGCAAATATCTCTGCTGGACGTTATGTATATGATGTTGAATTGACAGATACTTCTGGAAGAATTTCACGCATTATTGAAGGCATTGTCACTATAACACCTAATGTAACGAGATAAACATGGCAGACACAACAATTACCGTCACATATACTCCTTTTGACACATTTCAGTCAACAGATGTTATCACTGTACCGTCCAGCGGCACCGCGGGGACATCTGCAGGAAATAGATTAGATGGGCTTGATGATGTGGTCGAGGCTGCTGGCGTTGCTAATAATATGACGCTTGTATACGACTCAGCCACAGACAAATACGTAGTTAAAGAGCTTGATCTTGATGGGGGAACGTTTTAACTAAATAATGAGATAAGCTTTGCCGAACAATTAATAAAATAAAAAACAGGGAAAAAAATGGCTAACAAGATTCTTATTAAACGCAGTTTAAATACTGCAAACGCAACAAGTCTTGCCAATGGCGAGTTAGCCTATTCATCAAATGGTGACGTCCTATTCATAGGTGCTAATGGTGCTGTTGTACCCATTGGTGGTAAACGCGTTCCAGGCACACTCACTGCAAACCAATCGATCGTTGTTAATGCAAATGGTTTTATCGATGTAACTAAAACCAACAAATTAGTCCTTGGTGCTGACGGCACGACAGCAAACGTAACATCGATTATATTAGATGGTACTTTAGCAAGTGCATCGAACACAGACTTAGCATCTGCATGGGCAATTAAAAACTACATTGATACGCAGGCTGGGTCATCGACACTAGGTGGATTATCAGACGTAACTGTCACATCTCCAGCTAATAATGATATCCTTGTTTATGATGCCGCTTCAGGTCAATGGGAAAACCATACAGTTTCAGGCACAGCCAATGAAGTTACTGCTACTTATTCAGGCCAAAACTTAACAATTGGTTTGCCAGATGATGTTACAATCACTGCAAACTTATCAGTATCTCAGTCACTAACTGTTACCAATTCTGCCACATTTAGCAACACAGTTGTTGTAAATGGCGGGCTAACAGCAAATGCTGGATTAACAACAAATAAAATTACTGCAAATGGCAGCGTAGGCACAGCAGGCCAGTTCCTAAGAACTGGTGGCGCTGCAACAAATGCTTACTATTCAGATATTACTTTAGGTACTGATACAACTGGCGATTATGTTGCAACTATTACAGCTGGTAATGGTATTACTGGCGCAGGCACTGGTGAAGGCAGTGCACCTACCATTGCAGTCAATGCAAACAACGGGTTAACTGCAAACGCTACTGGCGTATTTGTTAATGCTAATAGTGGCCTTGTTTCTAATTCATCTGGTGTATTTGTCAATGCTAATAACGGCATTACAGCAAATGCTGATGGTGTATTTGTCAAAGCAGGTACAGGCATTACAGTTGATGGTACAGGCGTCAGCATCGGCCAAAATGTTGCAACAACAGCAAATGTAACATTTAATGATGTTACAGTTTCAGGTAACCTATTTGTTAACGGCACATTAACCCAAATCGACACAGATAACGTTACTGTCGAAGATTCGTTAATGAAGTTAGCTAGAAACAATACAGCTTCTGATAGTTTAGATATTGGTTTCTATGGAGCTTATGGTGCAACTGGCACCAAATATACTGGATTCTTCCGCGACGCTTCAGATAGCACATATAAATTATTCAGCGGGTTAGAATCTGATCCAACCACAACAGTAAATCTTGCTGGTACTGGGTACTCAATTGCAACCTTACAAGCATACTTAACAACTGGTGCGTTCGTTGCAAATAGTTCTGCTGTTAGCATTACAGCTAACTCCTCTGTAGCAGTATCGATTACAGCCAATTCAATCACACTATCAACTCCACTAGCAACTACAAGTGGTGGTACAGGGTTCAATACATATACTAGTGGTGATTTATTAGTTGCTAATACTGGAAATGCGTTATCTAAATTGTCTTTAGGTGTTGATGGTTTAGTATTACAATCAAATGGTTCAGCTTTAATTTATGCTGATTTGGATGGTGGCACGTTTTAATTATTGAGGAATTTTTGTGGAAAATAATGTTGAGTTTGTAAATATATTCATTCAAAAGCAAAAAAGTTTTATTGAGGATCTAGTAGCAAAAAATTTAGTTTTAGAGGCAAGGATCTCTCTTTTAGAAGGAGAGATCGATACCCTTAAATCCCAATTGCCTAAATCCACAAATTCAAAAAAACCAGAATCAACCTACTAAGTGCATTTTAGAATCGTGGACAGCAACATAGTCCGGCCCGTTGAATGTTTCATGCCACAGAGCATAATCGTGAAAAAGAATACCCTCTTTAGTTAATCTACCCAAATGATATCCAAGCGGTCGTAGAAGCTCATATGCGTCTACTAGTAACCATTTTGATAGGATGGCCGCATACCCATATTCAAATTGAATAATTCCAATACGCTGTTCCTGTAAAGTTTCCTTGAACCCTTCAAATACTTTTCCTTCTGCGCCTTCAGTGTCAACCTTGAGGAAATCAATATAATCTACACAGCGACTTTTTCTATACATGTCGCCTGTAAATACTAGCCCATCTCTCCATTCGAAGTTTTCAACAGCTAGATTAGCTAAGTGTGTGCTTACTGCATCGTAATCTTTTCTCCACTTCATTGGGAGAACGCCACACTCATTAGATAGCCCAAAACCATTTGGAACAATTTTATCATCATGCGTTATGTTTGTTAGGAAGCGCCGATACGTCTCGTACACCACCTCAAACGTATGAATAGTTGCATCAGGTTGATATTCTCTTGTCATAGTTGTCCATTCTCCAATGTTACTACCAACATCAAAGACAACCTCCAATTTACCTTTTAGCTTTTCTTGCAACCATTCTTCGCCATGTTCTCTGAATTCACCACGTGCGTAATTTCTATCATAAACTGCCATAATTAGACCTTAAATGTTGTTTGGCCGATATGTTCACAGAGAATAGATGTGTCGGCATACACTTTATATCCTTTTTCTTTTGCTTTCAAACAAAAATACGTGTCTTCTGATACAGTATCATTGTGATTAATAGCTGATTTATAAACGAAGTGGGGGTATCCCATATCACGTATAACTTGAGAATCAATTAGCACACAACCAAATCCACAACTATCAACTTCAACTAGTCCTTTATCTCTAATATCATTATAAGGAACGTTCTTGCCACCGCGATATAATTCTAGCGTGTGTTGGCCAGGAATTCTTTGTATGTAAAGTCCTGACACAATTTCTTTATCATGATTAAGTAGTTTTTCTAAGGTATCAGGTGTGAATGCTATGTCGCTATCTACTGAAAACAAGTAGTCATATCGTTGAGCCCACTCTGCAATAAGATTACGGATTTGATCAATTTGATATCCGTAAAAGAATTGGAAGTCGGTCTCATACCCATCCGGTATTTTTAAATCGTAAATAGATTTAAATGTCCTAGCTTCAATGTTTCTTGCCGTTGGTATCGCTATCAGAATTTTTTTTTTCATATTTGTTTGTCCAAGTATTTTATTTGCATTTCGAGTTTGCTCTTCGCCATTTACCTTATAATCATTCAGAGGACTTGCATCATTATAGTTATAAACTACATCAGATACTACTTTCACAGCATCGCTGTCTGCACTTTCAATAAGAGCATAGAACAGAGATCCATCACCACCAGCTTTAAACCACTCTCCGTCATCATCTTTAAACTGAGAATCAGATACAGAATCAATTAAATATTTCTTAAACGTCCTAAGATGTGTGTATGGCATGTTCCAGTTAAATTTATGCTGGCGATATGCCTTTTGCTTTTTTACTTCTTCTGGATAGTGTTGTGCAATAAGCGGAATATTATCAATCATAGACCAACATGATCCATATGTAAACTGCACACTGCCATCATACAAATTATTATAGAATTGGAATATCTGATTATCGTTCACGAGAGAATCGTCCCCATCAAGAAGCATGACAATGCTATCTCGTTCTACTTCATGACGGATGTTCATGACCTGATTATATACTGCACCTTTATTTTCAGAATTTTTAAATAAAGCAATTCTTGGATCTGACGTATATTTTGAAACAACTTCTGCACTATTATCAGTAGATGCATCATCAATAATAATCATTTCCCAATTTGTGTAGTCTTGCGTCGCGACAGATTCAATACATTTTTCAATATACGCAGCAGCGTTATACATTGGGGCCACTACAACAATTTTTTGCTCTTTCTTGCGTGGTATATAATTTTCTTCTTGATTAGAAAATCTACGGCCAAACACTTGCGACACTCTGCTATTAATATAGCTTACCTTTCGATAATCCTCGACAGGCAAATATTTTCCAAGTTTTTTATAAAAATGTTGCTTCCACTGAAGTGCTACAGTGCCCCAAGTTGTAATGTCCTTAATGATATTACAATAATACATCTTTTGTTGATGTAGATATCTGTCCTTATGTGCTCGTATTACAGTTTCAACAAACTTATTTTCTTGATCTTGTGCATCTATAGTCTTAAACAAGCTATTGGGCTGAATAGGATAATTGATTAGGTAGCATGCTTGGTCGACTGCAGTTTCTTCCAAAGCACCAAAGCGGTTTGTAATTAGGGGCGTGTTATATGATAAAGATTCGAGAGTGGAAATTCCCGATGTTTCTGGAAACGCACCAGGAAATAAAAAGAAAGATGCAGTTGTTAATATGTCAGCAATTTCAGACTGCTTAATGATACCAGTAAATTCAACATCCAAATCTTTGTAAATTGGATTTGAAACAATCTTTCGCCACGTTTGCTCTTGTTCGTCATGATAATTCTCTTTAAATTTATAATAACCACCAATGACTTTTAGTTTTGCGGTCGGAACTTCTTTTTTAATACGAGGCCACAATCGCTCTACTAATGGAACCATACCTTTGTTGACAGCAGCATTGAATACGTATAAGTTAGGATCTTTTTTAGATATATCAACTTCTTTTTGATAATTAACAATCCCATTGCGCGTCATAAAAATATGTTTTTTAAGAACTTCAAACATGCGCTTTTTACCATGGTCGCATGTAGTAACATATGATGTGTGAAAATCAGATAGTGTGAATATTTCATCAATATCACCATGAACCACCATATCCTCCATTAAATGATCACCACGACAGAATGTATCGTGCATCCACACTACTTTATGTTTAGCGTGAGATTGTATAGTTTTAAATCTTTCTGGCAAAAGGTCTGTAAATTGATTCCAGAGATGTTTTGGTAGGAAGGGGACTACGGTTCTTGATGATACAACAACATCAAATTTAGGATCATCTATTGATGATATTAAGTTTATATCGACGTAACTTACGCTATCATATACACCAGGAGTTGCATTATCAGCTACACAGTTATTGAATACTGTAACCGAAAATCCAATTTTAGCAAGTTCTCTTGCCATTAAAATAACTGCTGATTCGGAGCCTCCAAGACCACGACTATTTAATGTGTGTCCATCGTAGGTAAGCCCAATAATATCAATAATTGCAATTTTGTTCATATCGAATCAATCATATAAATAGATTATAAATACATTAACATGACATAATACCTTATATAAGGTACTTTGTAAACTATTTATCCTTGGATTTTTATCCAGTATTGTAAGGACGCCTAATGGCAACTCTCATTAAGATCCGACGAAGTTCTGTCGGAGGCAAACAACCGACTACAGTTCAACTAGAGGTAGGTGAATTAGCAATAAACACCTATGACGGCAAGCTATTTTCCAAAAAATCTGTTGGTGGTACTGAGAGTATCTTTGAGATTGGTGCTACTGGTTACACTGGATCTATAGGATATACAGGATCTAAAGGTGATATTGGGTACGCTGGTTCAAGAGGTGATATTGGATATGTCGGATCTGTGGGTTATACTGGTTCGCGGGGCGTCCTCACTACAACTACAAGTTCTTCTCCTCCTGGCAGCCCAAATCTTGGGGATATTTGGATTGATTCTAATACAGGCACCCAATATTTTTATATCTACGATGGTGATTCTAACCAATGGGTTGAGTTGGCCAATGCTGGTACAATTGGAGTAACTGGCTATACAGGTAGTCAAGGATCAATAGGATATACAGGATCCCAGGGGGCTGGTTATACAGGCTCTAGAGGCGATACTGGCTATAATGGTTCCTTTGGTGCTACTGGTTATACAGGATCTAAAGGCGATACTGGATATACAGGATCAGCTGGCTTTGCTAATGGTCAATCTCTAGAAGTTGTTAACTTAATAGTTAGTGGTAATGTTTCAGGATCAGCAGCTAATGTAACTATTGTTGCTGGTGCATTTACAACTACTTTTGCTAATAATGGAACTGTAACTTTCCCTGCAAATATAAGTGTCACGGGCAACGTCACTAGTAATAATCTAACTAGTAGGACCACGGGGTCTTGGACTGTGGCAACTGGCTCAAACACCTACAGTATAACAGTTCCCGTAAACGGCAATTATCAAATGTGGGTTAGAGCCAACATTCCTAACGGCATCTTTGCATACCAGGCCACAGTGAGCGTCACCAATACCAATGTGCCAGTATTAGGAACCCAAAGAGGATACAACTATACCGGCGGCGGAAGTCCTATTTTGTTAACAACTATGCCAACGCAGATTGTAGGAGCAGAGGGCACAATATCAAATGCTACGGTGTCGACTACTACAGCTAACCAGTTTGATTTTGTAATTAACAATTCTAGTGGATCAAGTCAAACAGTTTACTGGGGCTATGTCACACTTTAAGATTTGAGACAAAAACTGCACTAACAATTCAATAAAGTTGGTTCTACAACACGATATGCTTGGGTGGATAATAAATTATAATGTAATAGGGGCAATATGTACGTGCTCTTAAGTTAAAATTAGCTAAATAAAAGTATAAATAACAAGAATAACTAAACCTTTTTCGGGGACAACGACTCAAAATGCCTACTTTAAATTTTCCATCATCACCAGCACTAAACGACCAGTACACGCTCGGCGAAAGAACGTGGGTATATAACGGCTCAGGTTGGGCTATTCTTGCTGATAAAGTAGGATATACCGGTTCCTTAGGTTATGCTGGCTCCAGAGGCTACACTGGTAGCAAGGGTGACACTGGTCTTGGTTTTAATATTGCACTCATTTACGCCAGCGTTGCTGCATTAACAGCTGACACCTCTCCATCAGGAATTGTAGCTGGTGAATTTGCTTTAATTAATACTAACGACGTATCAAATCCAGAAGATGCAAGAATATATCTCTGGACAGGCTCTGCATACACATATGTTACAGACTTGTCTGGTGCAGCTGGTATTCAAGGTCCTCTTGGCTATACTGGATCTAAGGGCGATATTGGATACACTGGCTCATTAGGCTATACAGGATCTCAAGGAGTTATAGGTTATACAGGATCTAAAGGCGATATTGGTTATACTGGTTCTTTAGGATATACAGGATCTCAAGGAGATATAGGATATACTGGTTCTAAAGGCGACATTGGTTACACTGGTTCACTAGGATATACAGGATCTAAAGGCGATACTGGTTACGATGGTTCTTTTGGTAATTCTGGTTACTCTGGATCTAAGGGTGATTTTGGGTATACAGGTTCTTTCGGATATACTGGTTCTAAAGGCGACATCGGTTATACAGGATCCCA